GACGGGGAGAGAGGAAGTCGGACTGCGCGTGGACTTGCGAACAGCTACCTTCTTCATATCCGTGTTCGTAGGTTCCTTCATCATACCCATAACCCACATAGTCTTCACTAAGTCGTATCCTATGGGATTGTATGCATCGTGTAAGGCTTTAACGGTCTTAGCACCCATAATCTGTATTTTACCAGATCTAAAAAGCTGAAAATTATTTCCATAATACGTCATCTTTAAAGCGGGGCGAAGCTCGGGTTCGTAACCTATATTGCGAGACTTGGCAAAAGCCTGTGCAACCATGGTTAAGTTAATAACACCCTGTGTTTGAAACGTACCTACAAGTGTAGAGTAGCGAATAGGGTTGTATAAAAACTTATACTTCGACGCATAGTTATCCACTATGAATTTGCGAATCATCTCTGGCTGCCTCGAGTTGTTATTGATGATACCACCCGCGATTTGCATCTTACCGTTCGTGTAAATTTTAATCAGTATTTTTTGCTTCTTACCTCCTTCATACACGAAACCGTCTATTTGGGCGACGAAATATCGATGTCTGTTTTTCGCATTTTTATTCGGTACGACTGTAAACGTATGCTTAGCTCCTATTTGCATACGCCCGTATAACAGTTTAATCGCGCTTACCTCTATTTCGAAATTAGACCCGGGTGTGATGGGGCGTCTTTTCATTGGTTTCTTATACAGAATTTCTGAAACGTTTACGTTATAGTTACCCTTCTTAGCATCTAAGTTGACCATACCGTTAAACACACCCATTTGAAGAGGTGACATTTTCATTTTTGAAAGGTTGGCGGCCTTCAGTTTATTACCAACCATTCTATTTATTCTCGTTTGTATATTGTTTTGTTTGAGTCTGGTAGCGTTGGCCCTTAGACTATTTTTTTCGCGGTTCGTGAGATACGGGGCCTGTCGTATCAAATTTTGGGATGTAGTTGGTGAAACATTATTTTTTTCAAATTCGTTGAATAAACCCATATATTAAGTAAATATTTTAATCATCTAACTCCTGTCCATCTGTATCAACCACCGTCTGTGTCGAAATTGATGTATCAACGTGTACCTGTTGTTGAGGTGCCACTTCTTGGGGAGTTACGTTCACGACATCGAGACCAATAATCCACATAGAGTTCCTATGCTCTGTACCCGTCTTAGGCTGGTGTTGAGTGATACCGCATCTCGTATACAACGTAATCTCATCTTCCTTTAGCTTTTCGACACCGATACCACGCTCACCAAATGGACCTGCCCATATATCGGAATTGATCGTTCGCGACTTGCCCTCTTTCATACAGAACGCAGCAAACTCATCCTTGAAGAAAGATAGGGGACACTTCTTATCTTCGCCATACTCGACATGAGGAGATTCCATGAAACTCAGTAGAGGACTGACAGCCGCCGCAACCTGTGTCTTAACCTTTTCGAAGTACGGTGGAAGAATGTTCCAAATGGCCTCGTTCTTATGCGCTTGTGCCTTCTCGAGATACGCCCTCACACACTTTTGCAGAATGTTTGGAAGTTCCTCTTCGAGTCTATCTTCCAGAGTCGGATCCGCTTCCCTAACTTTCTTCCTAAAGTCAACCGTGATCAAACGTCGCAAAACGCTACCGGAGTTGTCTCTCCACCCAGGAATCTCGTTACCACCCAGAATACCCGGAGACTTCCACACGAAAGTTTTAGCCTTTTCGTGTTTCACCGCAATCGAAACATCTTCACCAGACACCACAGACTGAAACTCTGCCTGTTCAAGTGCTAAATCACCCTTAATCTCTGGTGCAATAAACATGTAGGAATCGTAAATAGAAGACAGACCAAACTTTCTTTCCACGTTATTCGAAAGTGTTCGCACATCATCCGATGTATAAAATTTGCGACAGACTTTCGTAATAATAGTGGATTTACCAGACTGGGCCACCCCCTTTAGGAAAGGGATGCATTGCCATTTATCGATCTCATTTACGTCAAAACACAAACGTCCACATAGAACATAGATCCATTCGATCACATCCTTATCGAGCTTTTGGTATTTTAGGATCTTATCAAAATTGGGTGTAGGAATATTCCTCCAGTCGGTATCGTTATAATCGCTGAATTCTTGATTGAAGTATTTGCAGCTGACGATAGTCCGATCGAGTGTCTTAAACTCCTTCGACGTATACGGGTAGAAAACAGCCCGATAATGTTTGTCTTCTTCTGTAGACTTGTCGGGTACAAGTTCCTTGCCGATGAAGATACCATTAGTGAAAGACCATACCTGTCGATGCTTCTTAATTTCGGGAAATTGCATATCTCTCGTCTTAGAAAGATGACGAATAAGATCATTGTGGGTAGAAGGACTCATAGTCATATTTTTCCATAGTTCATACCACTGTTCCTTTTTACCGACTGAATATACGTAATCTTGAATACTTTCAAATACTTCCCAGGCTCGGGTACTCGCCCCATCTTTTGTTTTAATCTCCTTACAACACTGTTCTTTGTATCTCTTGATCTGACTATCATATAAATCCTTTAACAACTGTAACATAGCCTGTTGAAAAGGTTTCAATTCCTGAACATCCTTAATCGTAGACGCCCTGAAAATAGATGGATCAGATTCTGGATCCACGGGTACGGCGTTGGGATTATTCGAGAAATCGTGTATACGATACACACTGAATGTTACCCTCCACGCATCTTGAATGCGATCGATCATCCTGTTAATACGAATAGCCAGTGTAACTTCTTTGATTTCGTCGTCGTCGAAGTCGCATTCATTATCCTTTTCCAGGGCACAGGAGCGGTGATACGCTTCGCATAAACGATCTATCATGAATGTACGTGTGCGTTCAACTTCACCGATATCAATTTGTATGGGCAGACCCTTTTCCCTTGGTTGGGAAGGATCGAAAAACAGGTCAAACCCTATGTTAAGAGACTCTGATGCACTGAGCTTGTCGTTAATTCTCAGCTTTTTCTCGGAGGGTTGGATGATTACCTTCATGAGTTGATCTATGTCCATTTTCATAATATTCTCAGTCCAGAAAGTGCTATTATGATCATGAAGATTGTGTGTGTCGTCGATGACGTGCATTGTCTGACCGGACCCCTGCATTTCTAATATTAGGATTCATTTTTCTAAGCCTCATTTTTCTTCTGAAGAATACTGAGAAGTTTGATAAAAATTTTATTATGAATTTCCATCTGCTGTCCAATGTATACTAGAGCAGTGCACACGGTGTCGCCCTCGGGGGTGGTAAGAGTTTGACCAAGTAAGTTTTCCATGGGCGAAAAATCATCATCATCGGGAAAATCCTCAGGATCATACTCGGTGAGGTCGACCTCCTGGTCGGGTAAAATTTCGGATTCGGATTCGGATTCGGTCTCGGTTTCGGGTTCGATAGTCTCAGGCTGTGTAGACATTTACGGTAGGTTGAGGAAAAATCACGTGCGAAATTTCGCACTTTACCTGAAATTATTTTCTCTGTGTATAGTACAACAACATACAAAATGGCGGGTGGTTTAATGCAACTCGTGGCATACGGCGCACAGGACGTCTATCTGACTGGTAACCCCAAGGTTACATTTTTCCAGGCGGTTTACAAGCGCCACACTAACTTCGCTATGGAGAACATCGAGCAGACCGTTAACGGTACCGCTTCCAACTCCGGCCGCGTTTCCGTCACCATTGCTCGCAACGGTGACCTCGTCTCCGACATGTATGTCGAGCTTAAGGCTAAGGCCGCCGTCATCAAGACTGCTGCTGACGGAGCCGCCGACGACTGCTGGGCCGCTGAGCGTGCGATCAAGGACGTTGAGTTATCAATTGGTGGACAAAGGATTGACAAGCACTACCAGCGCTGGTGGAGGCTTTACTCCGAGCTTTACCTCGATGAGTCCAAGAAGGCCACTTGGGGTAAGATGACCTCCCCCGCCACCAACGGCGTCCTCGCCAACCACGTGGGTGGTAAGATGTACCTTCCTCTTATTTTCTTCTTTAACCGCAATCCTGGACTCGCCCTCCCACTAATTGCCCTGCAGTACCATGAGGTTCGTATGGATTTCGATTTATCTTCCGAGTTCTCACTGTATACTGATAACAGCACCTTCAAGGTCTGGGCTAATTACATTTACCTCGACACTGAGGAGCGTAGGCGATTTGCGCAGAAGGGCCACGAGTACCTCATTGAGCAGGTTCAGCACACTGGCTCTGACGCTATGGCCGCCGCTGGTTCCACGAAGCAGATCCGCCTCTCTTACAACCACCCGGTCAAGGAACTCGTTTTCTGCGCCGACCAGGGTTCCGTGTCTCACGCCAACCTCTGGAACTTCACGTCCTCCACCCAGGTCGTGACCACCGACGCCGGTGCCCAGCTCGCGTCTGGTCTGTCGTCCGTCGTGCCCACCTCCCTTTCGGGTGCCCCCCAGCTTAAGGTCACCGAAGGTGTCGCTGCCTGGACTGAGGAGGCCGACGGTCCCATCGAGACCTTCAAGCTTGTTCTCAACGGCCAGGACAGGTTCAAGGAGCAGGATGGCAAGTACTTCAACTCCGTGCAGCCCTTCCAGCACCACTCCGGTTCCCCCGTGCCCGGTGTGTACGCATATTCATTCGCGTTAAAACCCGAGGAGCATCAACCGACCGGTACTTGCAATTTCTCGCGTATAGATAACGCTCAGGTCGCTATCAAGACCAAGTACGCCGCCACCGCGACGAACCTTAACATGTTCGCCGTGAACTACAACGTCCTCCGTATCCAGAGTGGTATGGGCGGTCTCGCCTTCTCTAACTAAATACTCATACGAAGTATTTTCATAAATATCATTAATTCACTTTTAAAAGTTGTTCATACACACTTTTTAAAAATGAAGGTTCAATACATTTTTGACTCCCCCGACTTTTTGTAACGCTTTTTTTTGTTCTGAATTTCACGAGGTGTCCGACCGGTCGGATCAGTCGAACGTACAAGAAGCATTCTCGTCGTCCCATGCGTCTACACTGTTACATGAAATAGTACCCCCAAACAGTTCATACACCCAAGACCCGTCTACGAGTTCATCTTCGATCAGTTTTTCTTTTAATTGTTTAAGTTCAAGCATATTAATAGACAGAAGTTCCTTTGAACGTTTATAACATTCCGATACAAGATCACTGATTTCCTTATCGACCATCAACGCAGCTGCAGGTGACAGGTTCCTATAATCGAAATTGTTAATACCTAGACCATACGTGGTAACCATTTCTCGAGCGATGTTATACACTTGGGCATAATCTGAAGAAGCACCCGTGGTGATATTATCAGCCCCGTATATAAGTTCTTCGGCTGCGCGTCCACCTAGAGCTACGACCATCTGATTCTTAAGATACTGTTTTGTGTAAAGAGCCGATTCTGCATTCTCTTCCGAAGGCTGAAAGAAAGTCACACCACCGGCTGCACCCCTAGGAATGATAGACACTTTACGCACACGATCATACCCCGGAATGACTGCACCCGTGATAGCGTGCCCCGCTTCGTGAAAAGCGATGACCTCTTTTTTATGACCCGTAAAAGTCGTATCACCCTTTGCACCTACTATCAGTCTCTGGTATACATCGTCCACTATAGCTTCCGTGATAGTACCATCTCCATCTCGAACCCCCCGAATAGCACATTCGTTCAATAAGTTCGCGAGTTCGGCACCTGAAAAACCTGTCGTCTGTTTCGCGAGGGATCCAAGACTTACACTTTTATCGAGTTTCTTACCTCGAGCATGTACTTTAAGAATCTTCTTACGACCCCTAACACTTGGTAAGCTGACCTGAATCTTGCGATCGAATCTACCTGGGCGAAGAAGAGCTTCGTCTAGAATATCACTTCTGTTAGTAGCTGCTATGACTACAATTCCCGTGTTTTCATCAAATCCATCCATTTCTGTAAGAAGTTGGTTGATAGTCTGTTCACGTTCATCATTACCCGGCATGGGCCCAGATGCACGCTTTTTACCCACAGCGTCGATCTCATCTATAAAAACTATACACGGTTGATTCATTCGCGCTTGTTCAAAGAGTTCACGCACACGCTTAGCGCCTACACCTACAAACATTTCAACAAAACTCGCCGCTGAACACTGAATGAAAGGGACACTGGATTCGCCCGCGATCGCTCGAGCGAGTAGAGTCTTACCAGTTCCAGGTGATCCCGAAAGAAGAGCACCTCGGGGGATTTTGGCTCCACTACCCAAATAACGCTCGGGATTCTTAAGAAAATCAACGATCTCTTCGAGTTCGTATTTAGCAGAATCTATACCTTCAACATCGGTGAATCGGGTTTCTATAGCCTGTTCCATATCAAACTCAGCCGATTTAAGAAACGGGTTAGGCATTCCCATTCCACCACCGTCTTTACTTCCAAAAATGGCACGGAACATGGTAAAGGCATATAAGACGAAAAATGCTATAATTACATTTTCGGCGAGATTTTGTGGTTGGGTGGTATCTATATTGATATTAGCTTCACTGTCGATAAGTATCTCCCAGAGCTTATCAGATTGAACGATCGCGGCATCTCCATAATTTCCATCCTTTTCCGTGAAAATAGCGATATTCTTAGAGGGTTTAATCAACACCTGAGGAAGCTCTTTCTTTTCTAGACTCTTGATAAATTGACTATACGATTTCGGTTTATACTCTGACTGGGGTGACTTGTCTACCTTAATATTGGGTGCGCGAAATAAACGTGGTACAGATAAACTCACAACAGGACGCATCTATGTTATACATAGAATTAAGTTTTAAGCAACTTAAATAAATCGATATATACTATAACATAATGACAAGTTCTTTGGGTGTAATCGGATTGGGTTCTATCGGGAAAAATCTCGCACTTAATATTCAAGAGAAGCAGAAATTGCATGTGTATAACAAGACACACTCTAAGGTTATCGCATTGGAAGAACAATCTGAGAACGTGTTTGGACACGAGTCCATCGGTGAAATGGTAGATGCGATGAAATGGCCACGGGTTATCTTTACAGCTCTTCCTCACGGGGATGTAACGGATGATACTGTTAAAATTCTACTCAAACATTTGAGACCTAATGATACAATCATAGACTGTTCAAACGAATTTTACAGGGTCTCTAGAACCCGTGGATCTAAGTGCAAGGTTCGAATGGTAAATTATTTAGGGACCGGACTTTCCGGTGGTACTGTCGGTGCTCGTGAAGGTCCAGCTTTCATGATAGGTGGAACTAAGCATGCATATGAGATGACTAAACCCATCCTCACAAAGATATCTAACAGACACACGTACATGGGAGAAGATTTCGGTGTTGGACATTTTACAAAGATGGTTCATAACGGGGTGGAATATGGAATGTTACAAGCTGTAGCAGATTTATATTCCTATTGCGGTCATGATGATACGCGTATGAAAGCTAGTCTAGAAAGGGCTATCGGTACAGATATGGATGGATATATTGTCCGATCAGCTTTGAAAGTACTCGAGCAATACGAGATGGATAAAATTTCCGATGTCGCAGAAATGAATAATACCGGGTTATGGTGTTCTCGAGCCGGTTTAGAATATGAAATTCCTACACCTGTTATTAACTCGGCTGTTAATACTAGAATTACGAGTAGATACATAAAGTCTATTCAAACCAAGCAACACGCGACTTCTGCGTTTGCGCCTATTTGTGGAATGAATACCCTACGATTTACATTCGCTGCTTCTCTTTTAGAGGGGTTTGATCTCATGAAAACACGTAATACTCATAAACAGAACGTGGTTGACGCGTGGTCCAGTGGTACCATCATCGAATGCCCTCTTATCGCAGAGGACCTATACAATATTATGGACAAACATATTCTAGATGCGCGAATTTTTGTGTTACATTGTATGACCGCGGGTGTACCGTGCCCAGCTGTACAGGCGGCTGTTATTCAATACGACTTTATACACCAACAGAAAACTTCAATGTCATTTATTATGGCGCAACGCAACTTTTTTGGACAGCATACACTTATTGAAGTATAAAAGATAAACACATTTTTAAAGTATGATTAAGAAATTGATTGACATGTTGTTAAAAGTTGAAAAACCCATACTCGGACGGTGGTCACTTAAAAATTGCAGTGAGATGTCGGCATCCATAAACTCTGTCTATCAAAATAGAGATCACTGTGGAGATACGATATGCAAAACACCAAAACGAGCTTCGGAATATCCTTCCACTCCTAACAATATAAAAGATAAACGATAAATAAGAATATGCTAGAGATTTATACAGATGGAAGTTGTTTGGGTAACCCTGGGCCCGGGGGATGGGGAGTTATTTCACGAGATTTTAAACTAACCGGTGGATCTCGGGAAACTACGAATAATATTATGGAAATGACAGCAATTATAAAGGGGTTGCAGAAGGTAATTGAGATTGGCATTAACGAAGTGCGTATTTTTACGGATAGCAATTATACGAAAAATGGAATCACTTCGTGGATAAAAAATTGGAAGCGTAACGGATGGCGCACGGCATCCGGGTCCGCTGTAAAAAATAAAGAACTGTGGAAAACTCTCGATACACTTGTTCAGTCTATAAAAATTGTAGAATGGCGCTGGGTAAAAGCTCATAATGGAAACGTGCAAAATGAACTTGTCGATAAATTGGCGCGTTCAACTGCATACGAATTTCAGAATAATCTAAACGTAACATAAGTACAGGCCATGTCTGATAAAACTTCACTCGATGAACAGGTAAACTGTTTATGGTGTGAAAAACAGGAAAAATTACTAATACGCTGGGCAGAAAAGGGTGCAGGATATCGGTGGCTTCATAATCACTCTCGTCTATTTTATAAGAAGCAAAATGACTGGTTAGCATACCCTTCGATTGTAATTGCATCGATAACAGGTGTCGGTGGTTTTGCAGTATTAAATCCGAGTGGTAACTCTAATGCAAGTAGTGAGACTAGAACACGTATTATGGTCATCCAATATTTCTTTGCTTTTTTGAATGTGCTTGGGGGAATTATGACAAGTATCTCAAAGTTTAGTCAGAGTCTCCCACTTTCAGAAGGGCATTCTGCTATGTGTGTACAATGGTCCAAATTCTATAGAAATATTGATATGGAACTGTCATTAGATGTAAGGCATAGGGCAAATGTGGTCGAATTCGTGATGAAGTGTAGGGAAGATTATGATCGACTGCTAGATGAAGCACCGGACATCCCCGCAGTTTCTATACAGGCATTTCAGGTTCAGTTTCCCAATAAACCCAATAAACCCGATGTATGCAACGGACTCAGTATCGTTGTGAACGATGAAACAAATTCTGTTATCGCTTCAAAACGAGCTGTTAATAGATGGTTAGGGGCTTTTTCAAATATAAACAAAAGGAAAAGTAAAGATATGTCGTATCAGGACGACGAGCTTAACAGGGTAGATTCTGTATGATCTCATTGGTCTTGTCGTACATCTTCTCGTGGTACCTATTCGTAAACCCTTTCTTCAATCGCCCATTTTCAATTACCTTCGAT